GTACTGCAGCTGGAGCTCAAGGTACAATTGATATTGTAATACCTGTTACAGGAACAGGTGCATATAGAACAACAGTCTTTTGGCCAGTTGAAATGAGAGCAGATCCAACTGTTGTAGCTTATGATAACTCTAGTCCTCCAGTAGCTGGTACAGTTTATAAAGGCGGTTCTGGAAAAACAGCTGCTTATGGAAATATTGGAACAAGATCAGCATGGATTGGAACTGCTGATGCTACTTCAGCAAATGAATTATATTTTTATTGGACATCAACTGCGGAGCTATAGTCATGAAATATACATACAAAATACAAAATTATGAAACTCCAAATGGAAAAGGCACTACTATTTTAAGATCAGATGGTGCAGGAATTCCAGTTAATGAAAATAACACAGACTACCAAGCCTACCTAAAATGGCTTGAAGAAGGAAATGAGCCTTTACCGGCTGATGAAGTAATAAATACATCAACTATTTAATATATAATAAGATAAGACCATTCGCATTGCGTCAGAGAGATGCTTGCGTCATTAACCTTGTAAGGAAAAATTATGGCTATCTTTAATAAAAACACACTTCAACAAGTGTCTGGTTTTGATAATGAAATCATTGCTGGTGAACTTGTTTATAATCAAAAAACTTTTTGGAATTTAGCATTTGCATCTGCTGGCGCTCCAGTTGATTTAACTGGCGTAACCATAGATGCACAAATTGTAAGACGAGCAGTAACTAACATTCAAGATACTCGCTATGGTCTTACATTTGATATTGCAGACTATTCTGATCCACAACCTAGTCCAGTTTCACTTTCAATTACAAACCGAAATAATGCGGCTGGCACATTTACATTAGTCATTGATGAATCAGCTTGGGATGTTATTTCAAGCGATCCAGAACTTGATATTAATGCTCAAGACTGCGTAGGATTCTCTGGTCGAATTAAAATTAGCTTTCCAGCAACAGGATCAAATCCAGCACAAGATTCAATTATCTTTTTACTATTCTTGGTTCGTTCTGATGGCGTGGTAAATTAATTATGGCTACATTGTCGATTACACAAGGTGCTACGACAGACATAGCCGTAACTGTCAATCAAACTTCAGTTGATGTTGTTCAAGGAAATAATATTAATGTTGAAGTTATTCCAAATCAAACTTTAGATGTAACTCTTGATCGTGGTTTATATGGTCCATCAGGATTTTCTGGCTATTCAGGCTATAGCGGTTATTCAGGCTTTGGATTTTCTGGTTATAGCGGTCAATCAGGATATTCTGGATATTCTGGCTACTCCGGAAGTGGCGTTAGCGGATACTCTGGATATAGCGGTTCTGGTGTAAGTGGCTATTCTGGCTATTCTGGCATAAGCGGATATTCTGGCGCACAAGGCACATCTGGCTTTAGCGGCATATCAGGTTTTAGCGGCATATCTGGATATTCAGGAATTAGCGGATATAGCGGATTTTCAGGAATAAGTGGCTATTCAGGATATAGTGGTTCAGGTGTATCTGGTTATAGTGGCTTTTCTGGAATTTCAGGTTATTCTGGTGATAGCGGCACATCTGGCTTTAGCGGTATTTCAGGATTTAGCGGTATTTCAGGATTTAGTGGTGATAGTGGCATAAGTGGTTGGTCTGGTATATCAGGATTTTCAGGATATAGTGGTATTTCAGGTTGGTCAGGATTTTCTGGTGAATCTGGTTACTCTGGTTTTTCAGGAATTTCAGGATTTTCTGGTGATTCAGGAATATCTGGTTGGTCAGGCATTAGCGGATATAGCGGATATAGCGGTGATAGCGGAATATCTGGCTATTCTGGTTTTTCTGGCTTTAGTGGTCAGCAAGGCACATCAATTAATATTATTGGCACAGTTGCAACTCCAGCAGATTTACCATCAACAGGAAGTCAAAATGATGCATACATAGTTTCATCTAATGGTGATCTTTATGTATGGGAAGGTTCATCTTGGGTTAATGTAGGTCAAATTGTAGGACCATCAGGTGCAAGTGGTTTATCAGGTTTTAGCGGGTATTCAGGCATATCTGGATTTAGTGGATTTAGTGGCATATCTGGTTATAGTGGTATTGATGGTCAATCAGGCTTTAGTGGAATTAGTGGTTTTTCTGGAATATCTGGATATAGTGGATATTCAGGCATTAGTGGATTTTCTGGTGATTCAGGTATAAGTGGTTATAGCGGATATTCAGGCGCAATAGGCGCATCTGGTATTAGTGGATTTTCAGGATGGAGTGGTTATAGTGGACAAGTTGGCGCATCAGGCATTAGTGGCTATTCTGGTTATAGTGGCACAAACGGCACAAATGGTGCAAGCGGAATATCAGGATATAGTGGCTATTCAGGAAGTGGCATATCTGGCTACTCTGGATATTCAGGCTTTTCAGGAAGCGGCATAAGCGGATATTCAGGTTACTCTGGATTTTCTGGTAGTGGCATATCTGGTTATAGTGGTTATTCAGGAATTAATGGAGCATCAGGTTATAGTGGTATAAGCGGATATAGTGGATTTTCTGGTAGCGGATTTTCTGGATATTCTGGTTACTCTGGCTTTTCAGGTTCAGGCATAAGTGGATACTCCGGTTATTCCGGTTCAGGTATATCTGGTTATAGTGGCTTTAGTGGAATTAGTGGTTATAGCGGATTTTCTGGTTCTGGTATTAGTGGTTATTCTGGTTACTCTGGTTCTGGTATTTCAGGCTATTCTGGTTACTCCGGTTCTGGCACATCTGGTTATAGCGGTTATAGTGGCGCACAAGGCACATCAGGTTATTCAGGATATTCTGGTGCAACTGGAGCTACTGGAGCTGGTGGAGCTTTAGGTTATTATGGTTCATTTTATGACACAACTAATCAAACTGCATCAAGCACAACAGTTGCTTATGTAGTCAATATTGGATCAACATTTGAAGATAATGGCGTATCAATCACTTCAGGCAATAGAATTACTTTTGCTTATGCTGGAACATATAATATTCAATATTCAATTCAATTTGCTAATAGTGATGCTAATGGCGATAATGTTGATGTATGGTTAAGAAAAAATGGATCAGATGTTGCTGATAGTAATTCAATATATAATGTGCCGGGAACTTCACATGGTGGTGCTGGAGCTTTAATTGCCGCAATAAATTATGTATTAACAGTTGCGGCTGGTGATTATTTACAATTAGTTTATGCAGTATCTTCAACAACAATATCAATTGCTACAACTTCAGCACAAACAGGACCAACTGTTCCTGTAACTCCGGGTGTTATTGTTACTGCTTCTCAAGTCATGTATGGTCAATCAGGATATAGTGGATATTCTGGTTATTCAGGTATATCAGGCTATTCTGGCATATCAGGTTATAGTGGCTCTGGCATTAGCGGTTATTCTGGATATAGCGGATCAGGCGTATCAGGATATTCTGGTTATTCCGGTGCGGTAGGTGCATCTGGAATATCTGGATATAGCGGATATTCTGGCGCAGTAGGAACATCAGGTTATTCTGGATATAGTGGAAGTGGTATTAGTGGTTATTCAGGTTACTCTGGTTCAGGAATTAGCGGATATAGTGGTTACTCTGGTGCAGTAGGAACATCCGGTTATAGTGGCTATTCAGGAATTTCAGGCACGAATGGCACAAATGGCGCATCAGGTATATCTGGTTATTCTGGTTATTCCGGCTCTGGTATAAGTGGATATTCAGGCTATTCAGGATCAGGAATTTCAGGCTATTCTGGATACTCTGGTTATAGTGGAACTGCGGCTAAAGTAATGACTTATGATTCATTTACTTCAACTGCTTCTCAAACAACATTTTCAACATCTTTAAGTTATACTTCTGGTAATATAGAAGTATTTTTACAAGGTGTAAGAATGTTAAATGGAACTGATGTTACAGTTACATCAGGAACTTCAATTGTATTTGCAGTTGCATTATCGGCTGGACAATCAGTAACGGCAGTATATCCACATTAATAAAGGATAAGAATGGATAAGAAAAGATTAGAGTTGGCTTATGCTAAAGAGCATGATCCAAACCATTATAGATATTTACTTACTAATAATTATGAGCGAGCAGTTTTTCTAAAAGGCGATCCAGTCTTTCCTAGAGAAACTTCTCGTTATCTTTGGGCTAATCGAAATCTATTAGGTAAAAAAATTCTTGAAATTGGATGTTCCAATGGTTATGGCGTTCAATTCTTACCAAATGATATTGAATATTTAGGGTTGGACTACGATCCTATAATAATTAATGTCGCAAACGAACAGGAATGGGGTTTAAACGCATCTTTTGTTCAATCTGATATAAATACCTATCCTTTAGATCAATACGACACTATTATTGCTTTTGAGTTTATAGAACATATAGATAATGGTCTTGAAATAGCTCAAAAATTAAAACAACATTGCAAACGATTACTTCTCACAACTCCATATAATGAACCCAAAGGCTTTTGGGGTGAACATCATAAACTTCATGGCTTATCCGAAATAAACTTTCCCGGATTTAAATTTGAATACATTGATGAGGGTGGTTTTATATCAAAAACTCCAGCTTCAATTAATGAAGGTAATAGATTTAACCTTATGATTATGAGGTGGGATAATGAGTAGCATTTTATGTTCAATATCAACTCGTGGTCGTTATCATACGACTTTGCCAGTAGTCCTAGAAGCAATCATAAATCAAACCAAAAAACCAGACAAACTTATTATCTTTGATGACAATGATCAAACAGAAGATATGCGAGAAGTCTTATTCTATAAATACTATTTCCAAAGATTAGATATAAAAGGCATTAAATGGGAATGGCAATTTGCGGCTAAAAAAGGTCAGCACCATAACCATCAAATAGCTAATATGATGGGCTATGATTTTGTATGGCGTGTAGATGATGATGCGATTCCAGAACCTAATGTTTTAGAAACACTATTGTCATATATGAATGATAATGTAGGTGCAGTTGGTGGTGAAATATTAACGCCGCCACATAACCCAATGACTATGTTATCAACTGGCAAAATAGAAGATATTGATAAAGAACCAAACATTCAATGGGCTACGATTAAAGATGTTAAAGAAGTTGAGCATTTACATTGTTCTTTTTTATATAGAGCTGGCATCCATGATTACAATTTAGGATTATCCAGAGTTGCACATAGAGAAGAAACTTTATTTACTTATGGGTTATTTAGAAAAGGTTATAAACTTTTAGTTGTGCCTAATGCAACAATTTGGCATCTTAAAAATCCTGATGGTGGAATAAGAGCCGAATCTAATGCACAACTTTATGAACATGATGAAATGATATTTAAAAACATATTGAATTATAAAGATAAAAAAATTGTGGTTCTTGAAGGTGGCATGGGTGATCATATTGTATTTAGTCATGTAATCCAAGACATTACAAATACAGAAGTCTTTACTTGCTTTCCAGATATTGTTCCCGGCAGATCAATTTCAGAAGCTAAATCATTATTTGGCGATATAAGTCAATACAATATTTATAAAAAAATGTGCGATTGGAAGTGGACTGATAGCCTAGAAAATGCTTATAGAAAGTTATATATATGATAATAATTTCGCCATTTGCACAAAAATTACATAACGGAAAAGTCAATCCAAAAAATTACGGATACTGGAATGATCTTATCCCATTGATTAAAGAAGATATTGTTCAGGTAGGTATTAATGGTGAGAACGCATTAGTTCCAGACTTTAGAAAAAATTTATCATTAAGTGAGTTGAAAAAATTAATATCTGAATGTAGAATCTGGATTGGATGCGATAGCTTTTTCCAGCATCTTGCATGGGATCAAAAAAAACAAGGCATTGTATTATGGTCAGTTTCCGATCCATTAATATTTGGACATCCAGAAAATATTAATTTGCTAAAAGATAGAAAAAATTTAGCCGAAAACCAATTTTTATGGTGGGATTATGTTGAATATGATGCAACTAAATTTGTTACTCCTGATGAAGTAATAAAATGGCTATAACCCATGAAGAAATATTCTCTTTTCTACAAAATAAAACAATCAAAAGCGTTTCAACCGATCCTGATGATAGCGACAGTAATTTGGCTATTTTACTATCTGATGGTTCTATGTTGTATATATACTCTGATAACCCTTTTTATATTGGCATTGCGCCTAATATTATTAATTAGTAGAAAGTTCAAAGATGTTAAAAGCAATAAACGAATTTAATGAGCATACAAAACATATGCTGGACTGGGCTTCATTCGCTACAGTTATCGGCACTCTGGCAAAAATACTTCCATCCATTGCCGCCTTGTTTTCAGTTATATATTATCTTTTAAAAATTTACGACTGGTTTAAAAACAAAAAATAATTTTAAAATGCCAGTAAAAGATAAAAAGAAAAGAAATGATTATTTAAGAGATTGGAAAGCTAACAATCGAGAAAAAGATATTTTTCAATTGGCAAAGCATAGAGCAAAAGCAAAAGGCATTGAATTTAATATAGAGTTGTCAGATATAGTCATTCCTGAAATATGCCCAGTTCTGGGTATTCCTTTAAAAACTACCATAGATGGAAATAGAGATTTAAGCCCTAGTCTTGATCGAATAGATAATACAAAAGGCTACATTAAGGGTAATATTCAAATTATGTCTTTTAAAGCTAATAATATGAAATGCACCGCTAATAAAGATGAATTAATTAAATTTGCTGAATGGGTAAAGGAAAATTATGGCAAGTAAATATAATGAAGCTGGTAAGGGTTCGACTAATAAGCTCAAACAAAAGAAACTTTATGATGAAAATTATGAGCGTATTTGGGGTAATAAAAAAAATAAGTTATATGAAAATAAATATTATGATTCGGATGATGAATCTAATAGCTGGAATGAAGATAGAATTGACATCATTGGTCTAAATGATAATACCGGCGATCATTATATTAAATAATGTAAAGTATATTTTACATCCGTTTTCACTCAAGTCATTGATTTATATATAAAGAATGAAAACAATTTGCATGAAACTTTAATAATTAAATCAAAAAAAGTGATATATATTACACATTTTTATACACACTATACACACGATAAAAAAGGGGCATTTTAAGCCCCTTTTG